AGTACGTATACTCTTTGATTATGAATTTTCCGGCAGTAGACAACAGCTCTAAAGCTTCATTGCAAGCCTGCGGCATTGCATTTACATATTCCATAGTCGCGGAATCATTGGGGATATTCCTTTGTGACCCTGTTATGGAAAACATCTTTTGAAGCGTTGCATACTTAATATCTTTCCAAGTAATCATTTCTTACCCCTTTTTCTTGCCTGTCTTTTTTGGCTTTTCTGTAACCACCGGGATATCTTCTTTTTCTACTTCCTTAAAAGCAAAATTATCTCCAAACACGGCAGTAACTTCAAAGGTCTTACCGTCTCTTTCAAATTTTTCACCAATAACCATTTTGTGATCTCCTTTAATAAGGGGGCCAAAAGGCCCCCAACTCATCTTTAAAGTGCTGTTGATGAATCAGCGCTTCCGATCATCATTACATGACGCCAGTTAGGATGTGTGATAGACATTCTCGCAAAGCCGTTGTAAGTAAGGTTACGGGAATGTACGTCAACATCTGTCATAATGTCAAGCTTTGTTCTGTCATAGAACTTTGTTCCCTGAAGAGCCTTCATAGCTTCGCTTGAAAGAAGGATAACAGGATGGTTTGTTGAAGAGATTGTAGGTGTCCACTCAGGATCAACTACAAATTTCCACTTGCCACGCTGTGTATTGATATCGTTGTTGTTTGTTCCAACTTCGCCGTCTGATCCGATAACTCTCTTTACAAAGTCTTCGTACTCAGGGTCGTTTCCGGGAAGGACAACGGTATCAGGCATAAAGCCAAGAACGTTACCTCTGTCGTCCTTAAAGTTACGCATCTTATTGGAAGCCTTGTTGAGAACTACAGTTGTACTTCCAAGTACATCTGAGAAGAAGTTACACTGTGTTGTGCCTGAAACAGACTTAAGCGTATGCGCCTCATTAAACAGTGCCAAACCATCACCTGTTGTAATGTCGATGGTTGCACCGTTGAATGAGATACTTGTAGCTGAACCAACGGCACCTGTGATAGCCTGCGTTGTAAGTCTTGCTCTTGTTCTCTTATAAGCCTGAACGAGATTGATTGTCTTCTGCTTTGCTGTATCAAGCATGTTATCGTCCTTAAGCTCTTTTGAGATCTCAACTTCAAGAGCAAATGTTCCGTGTTCTACGAACTTCTCGTAGCCCTGCTCGTAATCGTCCTGAGTTGCAGCTGAGCCCTCTGTCTTAGCCTGGAAGTCGCCAAGTCCTCCCATTGTGATTGACTTCTCGCCCCATCTCTTAGAACCCTTCTCGATTGTAAGAGCTGAAACGATATCGTCGTATTTGTTTCTCTGTGCTTCTGAATCGTAAATAACCGAGTCAAGTAGTGTAGCCCACTCATCCCACTCACGGTTATTAGCAAGTCCTGTTGACCTTCTGATGATAACTGACATTTTTAGTACCTCCGCGATTTAAGAGTCTTGTTATAGAGGACTTTCAGTTCTTTCATACTCTTTTCGGGGAACATCTCTTTGTACTTCTCGACCATTGTAGGCGGGATATCTTCGTCACTATCCTGCACATCAATTGAAGTACCCGTTGACAGGTGGTTCTTTGATTTAACCTGATTAACTACAGCCTGTTTTGCGGCGGCTCCCCTAGAATCTGCAAGCCGCTCAAAGTTAACTATCTTGTAGGCCTCATCAAATCTCGTGCCGGGGTGCGTCTCGATATAATTAACCACAGTAAGATAAGCGGGATCATTTAGAATGTCGTCTTCGCTTGTCTTTGTGGGGTCTAGGGCAAGGACTTTTTTAAAGTCTTCGTCCATCATCCTAGATGCACGGTATGAGTTAAGTTCGGCCGTTGCCGCTTTCGCCTGCCTTACGGCGGGGCTATTTGCGATCATGTTGTCAATCATTCGCGGGTCGATGTTATTTTCCTGAAGCTGTGCTCTAGCCTGCATACGTTCTTGGGCTTCCATAGCCTCAAAATAATCTCTTGCGCTCATAATTGGCTGTCCCGTTTCAGGGTTCGTATAACCGCCATATTGACGGGCATACAAGGCGTCAATATCTGCCTGCTCTCTTTTTGCGGCTTCAAGTTCACGCCTCATTGAAGCAAAAGCTGCGTTTGCCCTGCTTGTATCAAACTGAGGGGCGGCGGGTTCCTCCTGTACTTCTTCGCCTGTAGGCTCTGCATCTTCGCTCTCAAACTCTGACTGCTCGGCGGGTTCAGTCTCGTTTACGCCTTCGCTCTCGCCTTCCTCTTCAGCAAAAAACTGAAGGTTCATAGCAAGTAAATCTTTTTCTTTCATAAATTCCCTTTCATACGTGGGTTTTTACGCTTCCCAAGCGAATTTAGGTATAAAAAAAGCACCCTCACGGTGCTTACCTACTAATCTGTTGCCTGAGCCTCGCTATCTTCTGAGACTTCAAGCGGCGTGTATATGATTTTCACGTCTTTATCAAAGTTCTGACAGTTTTTATTCCTGCAAGTAAGCGTCTGCTTGCTAAATAACTTCCCGTCATTTAAGACATATTCACTTCCCTTAATACGCATTTCTGTGTCACATTTGGGGCAAAACATTCTCCATTTCTCCTTCCATTGGCATTTGTCCTATAAGCTGTTCCTGCGCCATCTGCTTTTGCTCTTCTATCCTGTTTTCTATGATGCTAAGGACAACAGAAGCGTTAGGATAACCATTAGCTTTTAGGATTGTCCAATATGCTCTTGCTGTCTCAAGATCACCAACAGGGCCAAAAGCTCCCGACTGTAATTTCATATCTGTCTGACTCCACATTGCCTCTCTGTTCTGCATAAGAGTTGATGTAGGATCAGTCTCAAATATAAATTCATCGTCCCAGTAGAACTCACCTGCCGCATCAAGACGCAAGAACTCTTTTCTATCAAGCTCGTCAAAGACCTGCGCTCCTTCTGAATTAGTGCTTGTTATCTTTGAAGGGCTGTCGGAAAAGGCAAGCCAAAACTTAAACATTGCCTCGTAAAGCTTTGCGTATGCTTCATTCTTTAAGGTTCTCTTTGAGTCAAGTCGGCCTGCCGCCTGATTTATCGAATACTGTTTTGCTGTACCACTCGTTGCCGATGCATCGTACTTACCTTGGTAAGAATCAGTGATACCAAGCGTTGACTTAGCCCATGAGTAATTAATCTCAAGATATGTTTGGTCGTTTTGTACATTAGGCTGCAAAGTTATCGTATCGATAAGAGCTTTTTGTCCCGGATTATCAATTCTAAGGATATTAAGTTCTTCGGAATCCTTCTCAACCTCAACGTCTTTAGGCAAGGTAACAAAGGAACCGCCTTTTATAAGCTTTTCGTTTATCTTTGTTCCAAGTTTCTTTATGGTGTCCTGCTGGTCTATAACGACTGCAACATCGCTACCACCGATAAGACGGTTCTGAGCGGTGATATTCTTTCGCAAAATAATGGGGTAGATGTTTGGCCTATAGTACGGGATCTTCTTTTGAGTCCTCTTAATGCTTATTCTTGGCTGTCCCATCATATCCATCATAGGATTTCCCATTTCATCAACCATCGGGACTTCTTCTTCATCGTATGGCTGTATAAGTTTTGAACCGCCGCCCGATATAGTGACTTCAAGCGCACTTTCAAGGCTCTCATACTCTTCTTTTGACTTCTTTGCCTTCTTACTGCCGCACTCAGGACACTTACCATCGACCATCACAGCCCCGCACTTTGCGCATCTGTCAAGATATCTTGCTTCGTACTCGTCAAGGTCAAGTAGTTTTACATAATCGCACCAAACAAAAATACCGACTCCCCCGGTTTCATTTCGGTAGAAGGCGGTATTTACTGTTACTAGGTCTTCATTTGTGCTCGCACCCTCGATATCATCCGTCATTTCAGGATAATCATTGGTGCAGTCCTCAACATCCTCTCCGTAAACTCTCTTTACGGTCTTTTTTGTCATAAGTTCCTGGATAAAGAAGTAGTCCATATCATCAAAATCAATGACGCCGACCTGCGGGATAACTTTTTTAGGATGTAGCTCTGATACTTTAAGATCTCCTATCTCTGAGTGAAGACCTCTTTTTAAGTCCCACTCGATACGGGTATAATCACCACCAACGATAGGCACTGTTCTTTCTTCAGCATCATTAATTGTGATAAGATTACAGGTCTTTACCTTGTTTTCAAGGAATTTTTCAAGCTTTTTTGCAAGTTCGTCATCTTCAGCATGGATTGCTCTTACCTTTGGCATAGGAATTGACGTATCAACCTGCGACTCTATAAGCTCGTAGACGATATTCCTTACATTTGTTGCAAGCTTTGTAGGATCTGTCCCTCTGTTTGCATCGGTCTGAACACTTCTTGTACCTTCGTAATAATCTTCGTAAGTTTTCATGTTCTTAAGCTCTTTTGCGTACTGAGTCTTACAAAATTCAAGCTTTCTGGCCCATTTTGCAACGTCTTTTGGCGTTTCTACTTTCTTTATCATCCTTTTTAACCTCTTAATCATTCAGGCTCTCCCCAAATCTTTCTAAGGTACTCTTTATCCTTTGAATTTGCGTTTCTGTAGTCCTCCCATTGGTCGGGACGCCACTTTCTGCGCTTTTTATCTGCCTTTGTCTTTCCCCCGTGAGTCCAATAGATGCAATAATATCTAAGTGCATCGACTGAATGTGTAAGCTCGTGGGGGTCTTTTGCGTAAATCTCCGGCTTTTTCTCGTCTTTTTGTATCTTTTTAAGAGAATTTAATAGGTTAGGCGCACAATTATTAAGTATGGTAAGCCTTCCCTTCTCTCCGTCTATGTGTGCGGTGTTTTCTTTAATAGCAAGACAACCCGCTTTTATATCATTGTTAACTTTTGTAAGATTTAAGCCGTTTTCTGCAAAAATTATGGCTCTTGACTTACCTGTTTCTTGTGACCTGTTCCATAGATCAGGCGGCGCAAGATATTGCTCTACGTTTCTTATTATTTCTCGCTCCATAAGTTCTTCTGTTGTCCTTAAGATACGGTCTGACGCAGCGCTTATGATTAAATTTGACTCGTATTCTTCGTGTATTATCTGCGAATTGCCAAATGCATCACGCAAAATCCAATAACAAGCAAGCTTATCAAGGCCATAGTCCATTGCAACATAACATACGGTATTTTGCTTTAATTTCTCATTACTACTTATGGATGAATCTGAGACTTCTTCAAAGAATCTTCCACCGGGTACGTCCAAAGCCTGCTCAACACTTTCAGGGTACTCAGCCCACATAGTAGCTTTTCCAAGAAGCCGCAAAGTATCGTCATACCACTTTTTATCTCTATTGGGGTCTGCATACCACGGTATGAATATCTTATAGAAACCGTTGTCGTCTGTTGTGTATAGTTCCTCAAACAGTGACCCTCGTTTTATCGTAGAGACACCGATTATCTGACCTGCGAGTGGATTGTTTACTACAGGAAGCGCGGCCGCCCATATAGAGCGGTCGAACTCCTGGAAGG